CTATGCCTAATATGCCGAACCTACCTAATGTGGACTTCACTAAAGTTCCGCTACCGTCTTCGGCTATTTCTAGTATGCAAGCAGGTAACCTACCTCAGGCTCCTAATCTGTCATTGATGGACCTTCTTGGACAGAACCCCCAGACTGCTCCACTTATTAATAACATGACTAACCCCGCTATTAATAATCCCTATGCTCCTGACTATTCTCAGGCTGCTCCGCAAACCCAAGCAGCTAGTGTTGGTGCGCCCGATCAATCTCAGCCTATTACAGTAACTGGTGATGCTTGGACGCCTCCGCACCAAGAAGGTACTCTAGCTAAAATCGGAGACTTCTTCTTGGGCGATAGGTTTAGGAACCGTACTGTTCAGGCCAATGAGCGCGATGCCCTAGAACACAGTATTCAGAATGGTCAGCTTAATCCTGACCTAGCGTTGGCTCGTATGGAACGTATCCCTGGCGTCAATCCAATGACACCTATCCAGATGCTTTCAACTATGACCCAAAGCCAGTTCTATAAGCAGTACGGTCAGATGCGGCAGGATGAGGCGCAGAAGTCCGCTATTGGTACGGTGTCCGCTATGTTCGGTTCACAGAGCCCAATTGGACAGATGATTGCTAATGGTAAAGACCCGTCTCAGATGTATGAGCATCTTCGTCCCTTGATGGAAACCACGCTTCAGAAAGCTAACGTGCCTCAGGATGAAATCGATCAAATGCTTCCTCAAACGTTCGATCCACAAGCAGCGCAGACTGTTGCTTCAATGGGCTTCAGTGCACCTGACCAAGCCAGGATTGCTCTTGAGGAACAGCGCGAAGGTCGCGAAGATGCGGCTCAACAGCAAGAAATCAATCTAAGAACCACTAGTGTAGCCATTGAACAAGCCAACAGTAACACTGAACGTGCCAGGGTTCTAATGGAAGCAGCTAAGAACGATCAAGGAACATTCGCTCAGAAGTCCACTATGTACCAGAAGGTTCTGGGCGGAGCTGCTAGGATTCCTTGGTTGTATGGAGGCTTCCTTAATGGTGAGTTCGGTAAGGATACTAATGGTATGCCCAAGCCCGGTGTTGCTTATCTCTCCAAGGACGGAACCGCAGCCGCTAAGATGGACCTTAACGGTTCGTGGAAACTTTATAAGGTGAACAAGGTAATCGGTAAGAACCGTATCAATGCCACTCCTGTCTACACTCTTCCAGGTGTTCTGGGGTCCGCTCCTGTTGGTCAGGACAACTCAGGTGACTTCTCACAATAATGTCTGATCTTGATGAAATGCTCTCTGCAATCCCAGGCGCTAAACCGTCTGCTGCTCCTGCTGCGTCTTCAGGAATGAGTGACTTTGAGCATACCATAGCAACTCTAGGTGAAGGTGCCCTACATGCCCTTCCTAGTGCTATTGGATTTGTAGGCGATGTGCTTAATGACGCCCCCGCTATCGTAACTAATGGCGCTGTTCCTACTACTGTAACTGGCGGCCCTGCTAAGCTTCCGGGATTTGGTGCTGTCTCACAGGCTGTTAACAAGTCCTTTTCTGCTGCTGAGAATGATTATACCAAGGGTCAGACGCCTACTCCTAAGAATGAGTTTGAAGAAACCGTCAACGCTCTGGGACAGGGACTAGGTGGTGGACTGCTATTCGCTCCTGCTGCTCCTGAAGGCATGGCTGGTAGAGCTATTGCAAGCGGTGTTACTAGCGCTGCTGCGGGATATGCTACACAGAAAGCTGGTGGCAATGAACTAGAACAAACCCTGGCCTCACTAGCTGGTGGTGCTGTGCCCTTTGCTCGTGCTCCCGTTCATGCTGAAGCAGTACATCCTGAGTTCGAACAAGGCTTCCAAGCTATTCTAAAGAATGAAGGCGGAGGCACACTAGAAGCTCCTAAGACTAATCTCACGTCTGGTGCTTATGGTCCTGCTCAGGTCATGCCTGAAACCCTTCTTAACCCCGGACATGGTATCAAACCTTGGAACGGGTCTGTCGAGGACTCTGTACGTGTAGGCAAGGATTTGTACGGAGCCTTCCTTAAGAAGTATGACGGCGATATGTCGAAAGCCCTTGCAGCCTATGATTGGGGTGATGGACACTTAGATCACGCGATTGAGAAGTACGGAGACTCTTGGCTTGATCACGCCCCTGAAGAGACTCAGAAGTACGTCAACAACGGTATGCAGCACATTTATGGCGGCAATCCGATGATGGGTGGCAGTACTGGCGGTGACGTTGCGAGCATGGCTCCTGACGATTTGGACTCCGCTTTTGATAAGCAGATCATCAATGAGATTGGCGAGAAGCCGGAAGAAGAACCAACTTCAAGTGATATCCCGATCAATGCCGTAGCTCTTAGTAATCTAATCGACAGTCACTTGGGCGAAGCTCATTCTATTATTCAGGATTTGCACGACACAGGTGAAACAGACATAACACCAGAAGAAGCAGACCGTTATAATCAAGGAGCCAGAGAGATTCTTCAGTCTCTGCCCGACAACCACCCTTTGTACTATAAGGCTCAGAAGGCTGTTGATCTATGGAACCAAATCCAAGGTGAAATGGCTGAGGAAGGCACAGGCAATAAAGAAGCTATTGATGAGTTGACTCCTAGAGGTTCTGATAAGTTCCTTGGACAGGAGCCTTTTGAAGTTGAACCAGCTAACGAAAACACCCCTACTGATGAACCTATTTCACAAGAACCTCCGTCTGACAATGAAGGTGGCGGCCCTCCGTCTGGTGGACGCGGTGGTGGAACCGGTATGGGTGGAGACTTTGGTGGTGGTGAAGAGCCTCCGTCTGATGAACCTGAAGGTGAGAAGTACGCCGACTCTGTAAACCTCAATCGTATCAAGATCAGCCAAGATGCTAAGCAGCTAATCAAAGACCAGCTTCTTCCTGCTAACACAGACATTGAAACACATGAAGAGAATAAAGTCAAGGCTATGTCCTACATCGACAGGCATGGCGCTGATAATATTCTTAGTGGTTTTCATAAGGTTGCGCCCGATGAGCTATCAGCTTATCAGACTGCTGTTCGTGCTCTGAGTGCTGCTGGTAAACAGAACGTTGTAGACCTTGCTAAGTCTTTTCCTGACGAGGATAATAGAACTCCTGCTCAGACTGCAACCCTGAAGAACGCTATTGAAATGTCTGGTAGGGCTACGACCCTAGATAACGCAATTGCTAAGCAGCTCGGTCGAAGCATGTCTGCTAGGCGCATCTACATGGGCGGCAACTCCGAACTATCCAAACTTCTGAATGGTACTAGTCTTGACGATGCCTCACTGAACAAGCTTGTTGATAAGATTAACGCTATGCCTGAACAAGCAGGTGATATCGCTGCTGACGCAATGAAGCCCGGTTGGCTTGAGTATGTTAAGTCAGCTTACTATGGTATCTCACTGCTGTCGCGTCTTAGCACTCCTATCGGCATCTTTGCTAGCGTTAGTGTGTCACACCTTACTGAAGCTCTGGTTCATAGTGTCTCTGCACTTGCTACTATGCCTATGGAACCTCGTGCTATGGTATCGTGGGAGCGTGGCTGGCTCAAAGGGTTTAATGATCTTCCAGCCAATCTCAAACAAGCTTGGCGACAGGGCATTCCAACTGACAAGGCTTCGTTAATCCAAAGCAGGGTCAATCTTCCTGGCCCCCTTGGATTCCCGTCTAAGCTTATTGCAAGCACTGACGAGTTCTTTGGTACACTCGGTAGGTCTGCTAAGGCTTACAGCGATGCTGCTCAACGTGCCTATAATGAAGGCTTTCGTGGAGACAAGTTCACTGCAAGGGTTAACGAGCTAGTCAAGAACGCTACTCCCGCAGAGCAAAAGATCATCGAAGACTATGGTAAGTTTGCTAGGTTGCAGGACGCACCTACTCCGTTGGGTCGTTTGTTCAAAGCCGCAGTCAATAACAAGAATCCTATCATCGCTCTTCCTGCTACCATCGTTCTTCCGTTTGTCAACATCGCTGACCGCTTGTTTATGTACTCAGTTAGAATGACACCGGGTTTAAGTTTTACTGACAGACTAACCAGACAGGATTTCGCCCAGAGCCCTACAGGTAAAGCTGTGGCAATCAGCCGTCAGTTGGTTGGTGCGGGATTAGCTTCCTACGCAGTCAGTCAGGTTCTGAATGGTAACATCACAGGCCAAGGTCCGGGTGATCCTGCTAAGAAAGCACAATGGCTGGCTAATCATCAGGGCGACAGCATCAAGATCAACGGCAAGTGGGTATCTTATGATCGTCTTCCGTTTTCGTCATTGTTGTCTGCTGCCGCTACAGCGACTGAGCGATATCAAGAAACTGGTAATGGCAAAGATTATATGAAGACTATTGAAGGCATGTTCATCGGTGCCGGTGCTGGTCTGTTGCACTCTCACTATCTAGAAGGTGTGGCTAACTTTGCAGATACAATGAGTTCAGGTAGTTCTGATAAACTGGCTGACTTTGTTGGAAGAAGCGTTCGTAGCTTCATCCCTGGTATTGAACAGTCAGTCAATGAAGCTGTTGTTGATCCTACTGTACGTGATACCAAAGGGAATCCACTCCTAGATAATATCAAAGCTGGTCTGGTAGGGGAGTCTCAGACACTACCTGCTAAGCATGATGTTTATGGCAGAACTGAACACTATGAAGGCGGTGCTTCTCGTCTAGTCAATCCCTTCCCTACTAGAACTATTAGTAATGACCAGACCATTAACACACTTGATGCAGTCAATGCGAGCACGTCTAAATCAGTAGTGACTCCTGCTGCCAAAAATATTCATCTAAATGGTCAGGCAGTTAAACTCTCTGAACAGGGTTATCAAAAATACCAAGCTCTGTCTGGACAACTCTTTAGACAAGCAATGGCAGGTAACAATCTTTCAGGCATGTCTGCTGAAGACAAGATGAAGTTTGTTAAAGAGACTATGCGTAATGCTCGTGCCCAAGCCAAAGCTCAATTGTGGGGAGTGTAGCATGAGCGCGTATGGTGAAAGGATTGCCCGCATGGAAGAGCGTGTAAAAGAACTCGATGAACGTATGGCTAGGATTGAAGACAAGCTAGACAGTCTGCTGACCCTTAAGAACAAAGGAGCAGGAGCGTTCTGGCTAGCTAGTATTCTGTTCGGTACAGGTGTTGTCGGGATTGCCGTTAAGTTGTTTCACTTGTTTGGAGTACGTTAATGAAGACTTTAGTTTACTTTAAGAACCGTCTGCTTGAAGCCAGCACTTGGGCCGGCATGGCTGCCGCCTTTGCTGCGGGTGCTGCCTTCTACAAAGAACTTATCATCGGTTCCGTAGTGTGCGGAGCTATTGCTGTCCTCATGCCGGATTATACCCCAAATGCAACCAAGTGATAACTGCTATAAACTAACTAGAGAGTCTGAAGGGTGTAGGCTGAAAGCTTACCGAGATACAGGCGGTGTCTTGACTATAGGTTATGGTCACACTGCCGGGGTTCGTGAAAACGAGATTATAACACCCGGACTCGCCGAGACGCTTCTCGAACATGATATGCAATACGCAGCCTCCTTCGTCAATAGTCACGTACCCCATTGCACCCAAGGGCAATTTGATGCTCTTGTGGATTTTGTATTCAATGTCGGCCCTATCCAATTCCTTCATTCTACTCTCCTTAAATACCACCTCGCAGGTGAGTATACATTAGCCGCTGCTGAGTTCTCTAAGTGGAAATACGACAACGGTAAAGTTGAACCCGGTCTAGTAACAAGAAGGGCCGCCGAAGCAGCCCTGTATGAAAGTTAGGAGTACCTTAGTGTTTGGTGTTATTGCCTTAGTTACTGTAATTACTGCGCCTACTCCGTTCGCCACCCCTTCTGCAGCTATAAACCTTTCTGATATTCATACCATTTACTGTGCTTATTCTGGTGGTATTTATCAAGGTACGGCTTTTGTTATTGCCAAAGGTGTTCTTGCTACAGCGAATCATGTAACTGAAGGCACACACTGTTTTGACGCGACTGCTAATAAACCTGTCAAAGCTTACAAGACAGATAAGCGCCATGACTTTGCACTATTTACAGGTAATATTGATGCAAACGGCCCTTACATTAAGTACTCATGTCAACGACCAACACCGGGAGATTATTACATTTCATATGGTTGGTCCGCAGCTGGCCTTAAGGATTTCTTTAATCCCATCCTAAGAAACAATGTAATCCAAGCGACCAATAAGTTTGACACTAAGCCCAACGATGTTCCTGGTTTCTTAAACGCAGTCGGTATGAGATACTACAACGGTGCTATTGCTGAAGGAACCTCTGGCGGTCCGGTGGCCACTATGGATGGTACAGTATTAGCTGTAAATAATGCCGGTACCAACGAAGACACAGTAGACTATGACCTCGCTGATACCGGCCTTTGTACCGGAAAGTGGGACGCTTAGTTACTGAGTACAACTCCCAATAACCTTGAGAAGGCCGTCAGCATAAGCCCTTAGAAGAACATTGCTCTCGCCTTCAATCTTAACATCCTTACGAGCATCGCCCGTCAGAGTCCCGCCGACTTTGGCGGGTTCTGCTTTTACAAGGGCTGCATACTGGTCGGGAGTTACACAGTAGACATACGACATACTAGGTGTCTGCGGATGTTCGTGACAAGCAGCGATACTTAGTGCAAGCCCCGCAAGTAGGATTAGTTTCTTCATGTGTTGTTCCTTAGAATATCAAGAGCAGGGGTAGTACAATCCTTAGGAATAGGAGCGCTCTGAATAATCTTGATTACAGGTGGAGTAGGAGCCTCTACTACATCTTTAATAACAGGTGTAGTGTTTGACTGACGCAACCGAGCTTCAGCAGTGGCTTGTGCCATACGGTCCTGTAGGATTGCAATGGTCTTTTCATCAGTTAGATACTGTGTATGATAACTGTGGATTTGGTGGTTCTGGTATCCTATAGTACCGGCAACCGCAACGACAGCAGCAATTCCCGCAATAGCAACGTAAGGATTAAATCCAGTAACACTAGAAAATATACCCATTTAAAATTCCTCATCTGAAAAATATTCCTCAACATCAGGAGGCAAGTCTATCTTACCTTTCTTGACACGCTGATGGTACTTGCTGTTAGCAAGGTCACGAGCTACGTGGTTACGACGCCGCATGGCTCGTTTTCTTTTATCGTCGTACCTATCCATCCCCGTCATTTTTATAGTCTTTCTTAATCAACAGGTGACTCGCAGCACTTCCAAACAAGAGCTTACGCAACTCATTGGAGTCACCACAGTATTCGTCAAAAAGGTCAGAGAATGTTACGAGGTCTACGCGTTGTACCGGTGGTTGATGGTCCGGCATTGCCAATCTCACTAAAGCAAAGTCCGGGAAGAACTTCACCTCGTATATGAAATCGGTATTTTTTTCTACGTAGAATGTCGACTCTGGTGCGTCGTCCTCATACTCTCTGTACACTTCATGCTTACTTTCCGGTTGAAGGTTTATATCTATCATCCAATCCTGTGCCTTTTGCTTCCTGCTCCAAGAGGAACAGAACGCAGCAGCCTAGATGTGCAAGGTGCGACAGTCCACTCTCAGGGTCGGTGTCTTCCCCGTCATTGAATGCTAGTAGATGCCGCATAGCGGCCCCAATAAGTCTTGAATATTCGATGCCACCTCGCCAGTTGTGCGCTGCGTACTTTTTCGCACCGAAGCCGAGGACTTCTGCGATTGCGAACAGCGGGGCTGTCGGCAGAAGGTCTGTGCGAGGTTTCTCTTGGTCATGTTTCTTTCCTGTTAGCTGTTGAGCCATTGTGAAACCTCTTCCTCACTCTCTAGAATTGTTGGAATAAACTGATACATCACATCCCATCTTACATCCTCTGGGTCTAAGAGGATTGCAGTTTTAGCCCCGACTCCGTAGGTTGCATACATGACTTCCATGTGACCTGATTTTCCCGCAGGAAGAACCAACAGAGCGTGGGTGGCACGGTCAAGGTGACGCTTATCAAAAGCAAAAACATTCCTAGCGGCATGACCTTCAAGGGCTTCCCGGTAACTAAGCTTCTTGGCCTGTTGATGAGCTTTCCAACAATCGTCTGCATGAGGCCCTGCCGAGTACCACTCATCAAAGACCTCCGTATGTGGATTCTCTTCCCGTAGCTTTACGGCTAGCTTTGGGATGCGAGAGTTTCTTAGACTCCCAATAAGATACAAACAATTCTGATACTCTTCTGCCATGTCTATCCTTACGCTCTCTCTTCGACACCGAGTAGTCTTTCGATATTCCCTTTATATCTCGCGGCATCGCGCCACCTTTCTTCGTTGATAGCTCTATAGAACTGTTGCTTGTTCCAGTCGATGCAATTGTTCTTAAGCTTCTGCTCGTCCATATCGTTTGAACTCCATTAATTCGTGTATGTCTTCAAGTGCATCGGACACCTCATCAGGAAAGGCTAGGATTAAATCCTTAGTCGTCAAGCCTAGATACTCAGTGAACTCCGAAGGCTCGAAGTAATCTGCAATCCTGTTGAGTGTCTCTTCATCCATTAGACTTCGACTACCTCCACTCCTGCTTCTGCAAAGATATTCTTGGTTCGTTCCAGAGCTTCGCCCCATCTATCAAGTTTGTCTTCAGGACAGGCCGGAGCCACTACCCTTGTAATACCCGCAGTAATCATGTGCACGGCACAACGAGGACAGGACAGAAACGGATAGGTGTACAGTGTGTAACCTTCAACACGCTCACGCGCCTGAAGTACTGCATTCATTTCACAGTGGATGATACGTTCATACTTAACCTCTCGGTCAGCATACAGCTTCTCATCATCACTGAGTTTGGCAGGAAAACCGTTGTAGCCTGTAGCTGCAATAGTCTTGTCGTGCCTAGTGATAACTGCACCCGTCTGTGTGCTAGGGTCTTTCGAATAGCTGGCAATATGTTCAGCCATTGAAAGAAACCTTGAGTCCCATTTATCCATTTTCAAATCTCTCTAAATAGATTACGGCTTTTCTGAAAACTTCAAGTGGTCTATGTCTAATTAAGTTTCGATTACAGTCGTTACAAAGTAAGCCTCTGACTTGTCCTGTTTTATGACAATGATCGACGGCTAAATTTTTCCCTACTACTTTCTCTTGTTCGTGAGTCTTGTCACACAAAGCACACTTAAAGTTTTGTTCTTTGAGAAGCTGCTCATAATCCTGTAATGATAGTCCATAAAGTCGTTTGAGATTTCTACGACGTTCAATTAGAGCAACCTTTTCAGGATTATTCTTCTTCCAAGTTTGTGTTTTTATATAGGACCGCTGTTTCTCTTCAGGAGACATGTCAGCCCATCTTTGTTTCGTAGTCATTTAAATCTTTGTAGCACGACCAAGAAACCAGTGACCACACCCTTCGGCTTGACACTGATGCCGTTGTTTCTTATAGCAACGAGTCCTGATTGTACCCTTTGCTGTGACTTCCTTCTCCTTGACTTGCTGAGTACCACGCTTTTGTGTGTGCGTACTGCCACAGACAGGACACTGTTCAGCGCCTGTACGACCAAGGTGAGGATGGTTCTTAATGTGAGAACGTATCTTGAGATACAACTCCGCAGTCATATCTACATCTTGGATGCAGTAGTTCTCCATTCGCTTCTGTGCATCCTTGTCGCCCTTCATTACCTTCTTCCAAAGAGCAAACCCTTCATGCTCTAATTTGGCACCAACGCCAAGGAAAGGCCCAATAAAAGCAAGGCTGTTGCGAAAAAAGCCAAACTTTTTAACAGCTTTGATACAGTCGATGCTAGTACAAGGGGGCGCAGGGTCCAGCCCATGAAGAAGAAACTCCCCATGAAGCTTAGGTAAATCAAACTTATCGGAATTGAACCCAATGATAACATCTGCATAACTCATCATTTCGTGGACGCGTTCAAGCATACCCTTATGCCCATGCTTCCACTCGGAAAAGATTTGTGTCTTTTGACCAAGCCACTTCGCACCGACACACAGCAAGCCACCGTGTTCAACGATTTGTTCGGGAGAAACGTTCTCGTCCCAGGCACGCCAAACGTATGCGAGAGTGGGTCGCCACTCAATATCCAGTACCAGAATTTTTTGGTCTGGTAATTTAACCACCGTGACTCATTTCCTTTTTCTCCTTCTTGAGGGACGAGGCGGTGTGAACCAGCCTGTTTTGCGTTCTAAGTATTCAGCTGCTCGCCGGAACAACTCAGGGTTCCTATGACGACCAATCAACCGACTGTTACAGAAGTTACAGAGCAGACCTCGTATCTCTAGTGTAACATGGTCGTGGTCAATATGCAAGCGTTTTTTAAATTCGTCTTGATGTTTCTGACAGATATAGCACTTGCCACCTTGAGCCTCGAAGAGTTGTTCGTATTGCTCTAAGGTTATCCCGTAGGTTCTCTTTAGGTGACTAGCACGAGAGTATTCTTTACTCTGCTTCTTCGACATTCGGCTCTCTGGCTACGTGCGTCAGCCACACTGGTCCTCGACTGTAGAAGAACTTCCGCAACCCTTTGCCACCGTTAGCGTCAGACCAACATTCATCTTTGAAAGGACAGTAACTGCAACCGATATCCAACTTTCGATTACCAGATTTTCCTTCCGGAATGTCAGGGTAACACCTGGCAGGTGGATTTGTTTGTGATATGATTTCTCGAAGTGCCGAAATCCTAGGCCCCGGAGGATTGCCTTTAAGATATTCTTTGTCGACTTCTGCAAAGGTTATGCCCCCATCGACTTTGTTTGCAACCAAGAAACCAGCTCTCTCGCTGTTGGTTTTGTGAGCGTACCCTGAGATTTGAGAGATATAACCGAAGGGGTCGTCAAACAGATAGCTAGACGACTTGAACTTCTCAAAAGAATAGGGCGAAGCTGACTTAACATCAACGAGAACTCCGTCAATGATTGCGTCGATGTGTCCTGTGACTCCATCTTCTTCAACTTCGACTTGTTCATGTGTTACCTCATGTCCTGACTCTTTAGCGAGGAACAGCAACAGAACCTCGGCCAAGTCACCCCATAAAAACTTTAGTTTAGTCTTTCCTGAAAGCTTCTCTGCTTTCTCTGGCATATTGGCTTGATACCAAATCTGCCTGTCTTTCTTTCCAAGAGAAGAGAACCGGAGAACATCTTCCCCTCGTTTTTCAGCCCGCTTTTGAAGACGGGTTCTCAAGAGGTTTTTAAAGACTTCTCCGGCCCACTCTACATTCTCTTCGGAGACAGCATGATCCGTCTCATCTTCTAGGAGTTTATAAATGTCCTCAGGAAGCGTGGACGGATCATGTGTACTCATTACTTAGAAGTCCTTAAGCTCGTCTGAGACTTCATCGACTTCATTTACAGATACATTTCCAAGACCATAGATATGCACAGTTAGCTCAGAATTAGGAGCAACCTTCTGTATAATACTGGTATAGCTATGATAAGAACCGTCTTCGTTAGTTGTTGAAGACGAGGAATGCACCATTGCTGCTTTATCGGCAGTCTTGATGGTGACGCTAGTAGTCATTACGCAGCCAGCTTAAATCCACGGCGATTGGCACCACGGACGGCATCACGACGTCGCGAGTAAGTACCAACGAGTTCACCGGTGGGGCTGAACAGCCGATTGTCTTCAGTGATACGAGCAAACATATTCTTTTCCTTAGTAGTAGTTAGTCCAAGCGGGGACTGTTCCCCAAATCCAAAGAACTGCTTAATGTTGAACAACAGTGCCTCCCTCGTCGGAGAACTCTTCGCTCACAACAGGAGCGTCAAGCACACCCTCAGTAATCAGCCAAGTCACAACCTTCTGAGCGGCATCCTCAGAGATACCAGTCTTCTCAGCCAGTGCATTGGCAAAGTTAAGATACAAATTAGTCATTCTCTCTCCTTTATTAGAACTCAACCGTTCCTTAGAACGGCACATCGTCGTCGAGATTGTCCTGCTCGGCTTCAGGTTCGTCGCCACCAATTTCAGGCGCTGCGAAGTTCTCCCCTTCTGACGAAGGGCTGAAGTACTCATCATCAGGTGAAAGCGGCGCAAAGTCCTCTCCTTCATATTCAACATGGTCAAGGACTCGAATGGCCTGAAGGTAAACACCCTTCTCAACACTCGGACCATAATCCACAACCTTAACCTTAACATCAGCAATGGTGCCGTTGCCAAGGTTGCCACCTTCCCAATTCTGACCCTGCACATCCTTGATGCTAGGCGGCGAGTTCTTCTCACCGGAAGGCTTACCGTTCACCATCTTGTTCTCAAGAACCTTGAGCGGCAGGAACATCCCCTTACCGACACGCTTGGTATCCTTGGCAGAGGGTTCACGCAGCTTACCAGTTCCCTTGGTGCCGCCCTTATCAAGCCCTAGGCTCTTAAGCAGCGCCATGGACTTAGCGTCAGGCGTAACCTCAACAGACCAATATGGTCCCTTATCGTAACGAGGCTCGCCAGTATGTGGACGCGCCGGACCAAGCACCTTAGCCCAATCCAGAATACCACGAATTACAATTACCTTATTTTTATCCAACACAATCTCCTTTGCTTAATATGTAATTATACCATTACTCGCCTACAAAGTCAAGCTTTTTCTTACATACTCAGTAAGTTTTTCTAGCTCTGCTAACGAAGCATCAGCCTTAAGTCTATTAGCGCGCCAAGATATAACAGCTACGTTACCTTTTACGTAGCCTCTTGAGTTATCTATTCTATCAAGGGAATGGGTATTGTTTGTCCTTTTGCCTTGCTTTGGCAGAATATTAATTCCTAAGACAGGACACACATCAGGAATAATTATATCTTCTGGTGATAAATCAAAGTCCAGCTTAAAACGTTGGGCACGATTTCTGGCCGATAGATATAGACTATATTGAGGATTACTTTTGTGCCAACGTCGAGCTTGTTCGTTAAGACGTTCCTTATTGGCTATCGAATATTGGCGCTTATATTCACGTCTATTTAGTGCGTTTGACTCCATGTTTTCCCCTCTTTAGCATCCCCCTCTATTGGCAATTTGTAATTAAAATACTTGCCTACTCGTGGAAATACTGACAAGGCAAGTTCCTTAAATCTCGGCACATCTTTAATAGCTACTATGAATTGAAACTCATCGTGGATATCTCCGACCTTGTTGGCGTCAATACCCTCTTTACGGATTTCTTGGTCAAGGTATATCCCCGCTAGTTTCATTATCCGTGACTCATCCCCTTGTAGTAAATACGGTATGACCATGTGGGGAGAAGGTACAAGTATAGGAGTCCCGTCGCACAACTTAATCCTACCTGTACTGGATAGCTCTTGCTCAAGTCTATCAATAAGTTCCTTGAAGCCAGGTATCGTGGCAATCATTTTCTCCTTCATCGCTGCGCCTTGCTTAGCTGTCAGCTTCGTACCGAACTGTAGTTGGTCTGCGGCCAGCCTTGCGCCAGCTCCGCCCATAATCAGTGTGTAGAAGAATTTCTTTGCAGCAGGCTTATTGGCGAGTCCGAGAACCCCTGCGTTGTGAATATGCGGGTCGCCTTTAGTATATAATTCTACCGCTTCTTTAGAGAAAGCGTAGTTAAGAAGTATACGTATTTGAATGCCCTTGGCATCGACACCAACAAGACTGGAAGTGCTTGGATCGCCGCAAGTCCACAGATCGCGGCACTCGTAAGCCCAACCGCCAGGTTCTCCGCGAAGGATAACTTCTTTTCCATCTACTTTCTCCGTCTTTACTGCAGAAATGTTCGCAGTATTCGGGCTAGTATGACGATACCTAAGAGTACTAGCAATAAACAATCTACCGTGAATGCTTTTAGTGTCTTCATTATAATTCTCCAACCATGGCTTTAGCATGTTATTAATACGAGAGCTGACCATTACCCACTTAGCAATCGCACGTACCTCAGGAATACCCGACCTATCAGCGAATGCGTTCAGTGAGTCTTCATCAACCTTGGGCGAGGTCTTCTCTTTAGTCTTCTTGTTTATGTTCCAGTGCGTGGGTTCCCAACCGAGAGCAAGGAGTTTCTCAATGCGTTGCTTCGGGCTTCCAATATTGAAAGGCACGAAATCATATACGGCGTATCCTCCATCTTCCAATACTCTGACTTCGGGGAACTGTTCAAGATGCCGTGAATATTGTGCAGTTGGAGTTCCATCCCTTTTAAAAGCCTTTGCACATCGTTTGATGAGAGAAAGCTTGGGCGGGAACAGAGTAAAGATTTCTTTTTCGAGTTCGCGCTTGCGTTGCAGGAGTTCAGCATACAATTCCTCCGCTGCTTGTTTGTTAAATGGAAAGCCGTGTCGGCGCTGCTTGTTCTGAATGATGTTCCACGCAAGATGCTC